TTTTTTGATAGCAACGCGCTTGATGCAGCCCGTTTCTTATTTGGCTGTGATGCCGATGAGATTACCTGGCATGAAGGCTGGATGAATATCATGGATGAGCTCGAAGATGGTGCACTGGTAGAGGCTGCTTCCGATGAAGAATTTGATGCACCAACACATTCTGGTCCGATTTTAGAGGGCAGTCGCAATAAAACACTCAGCCATTATGCTGGCCGCATCCTTAAAAAATATGGCCTCAAGGATGATAGAGCTTTTGAAGTTTTCATGGAGTACGTTGCGAAGTGTGATCCGCCTCTTCCTAAAGAAGAAGTAGCGACTATTTGGAACAGTGCAACGGGCTTTTATAAAAAGAAGGTTATGACAGCGGAAGGCTACGTTCCGCCTGAGGAATATAACGATGAGTTTGGTTCTGCATCACTTAAACCAGAGGATTACTCCGATATTGGCGAAGCGAAAATGCTGACTCGTGAATATGGAAACGAGCTGAAGTTTACTAATGCCACAGATTATTTGAGATACGACGGTGATTGCTGGCGTGAAGATAAGCAGTTGGCAGTTGGTGCCACAGAAGAATTTTTAGATTTACAGCTTGCTGACGCAGAAGATGCTGTGGAGGCAGCAGTAAAGGCACTGGTTACCGCAGGTGTTGATGAGGTTACCGCAAGAGCCGGTGGTAAGGATTTAGAAAAGATGTGTGATTCACCAAAGCTTATGAAGCTGTACTTCATGCTGCTTGGCGCAAAGACCTATCTCAAGTTTGTGCAAAAACGCAGAGATTATAAATACATCGTTTCCACGCTAAATACTGCAAAGCCAATGCTCTCCATCAATGTTTCGGATTTAGATAAGAATCCATTCTTAATTAATACACCGGAAGCAACCATTGATATGGATAAAGGACTGTCTGGTAGCAGAGAACATCGTGCAGAGGACTTTATTACAAAGATTACCGCCTGTTCACCTTCGGAAGCAGGTAAGAAAATCTGGGAGGAAGCCTTAGATACCTTTTTCTTAGGAGACAAAGAACTCATCGAATATGTACAAATCACTGTCGGTGAGGCCGCAGTGGGTAAAGTATTCCAGGAGCATATGATTATTGCTTATGGCGGTGGTGCCAATGGTAAGAGTACGTTCTGGAATACCATCTATCGTGTACTTGGTAATTATGCGGGTAAGATTTCTGCAGAAGCTCTGACAATGAACTGTAAGCGTAATGTAAAACCTGAAATGGCAGAGCTTAAAGGCAAACGTCTCATCATAGCCTCTGAAATGGAGGAAGGAATGCGCTTAAATACTGCAACAGTAAAGCAGCTTTGCTCGACTGATGAAATTCAGGCTGAGAAAAAGTACAAGGATCCATTCTCCTTTGTGCCTTCTCATACGCTGGTGCTGTACACTAATCACCTGCCAAAGGTCGGTGCCAATGACGATGGTATCTGGCGTCGTTTGGTAGTTATCCCCTTCAATGCGAAGATTACCGGCGCTTCCGATATTAAAAACTATGCTGACTACCTCTTTGATAACGCCGGCGGTTACATTATGAGCTGGATTATCGAGGGTGCGAAAAAAGCTATTGCGGCGGACTTCAAAACGAAACAGCCTAAGGTGGTTGAGGAAGCAGTCAAAGCATACCGCGAGGATAACAACTGGCTTGGCCAATTTTTAGAAGAATGCTGCGAAAAGGCTGACAACACTTCTGGTGTAAAATCCGGGGAGTTTTATCAAGCGTATCGTGCGCACTGTATGTTAAATGGTGAATACATCAGAAGCACTACAGATTTTTATGGTGCGATTGAGAAGGCCGGCTATGTAAGACGCAAAACGAATAAAGGCTCATTTATATACGGTTTGTGCATGAAGGAAGGTCAGGACTTCCTTGAATAAGTTGTGACACTTGTGAAAGGCGTGATGGTCCTTTTATAGAAGTAGCAGTAGAAAAAGTAAGAAATGATGGTCAAAATGGTCAAAACTAAAACTTTTTCTACTGTGAAAATATTAAAAGTGGTAGTCATTCTACTCTTACCATAAAAGTCCCTATAGAAAGATTTTTAATAAAAATGCTATATAGAGAAGTTTTGGAAATGAGAGGAATGGGTGTCACCCATGAAATTTTGATGGAGGTCTGCTGTGAGAGAACGCGAACTTGAAAAGCAGTTAATTGATGAAGTAAAAAAGCGTGGCGGCATGTGTGAGAAATGGATCTCTGGGACCGTAGGCTGGCCCGACCGCATCGTCGTATTACCTGACGGGAAGGTTGGCTTCGTGGAGGTGAAGCGTCCAGGTGAAAAGCCAAGAGCCATTCAGCTGCACCGCCATAAGCAGTTAAGAAAATTAGGAATGGCAGTCTATGTATTAGACTCCCCGGAACAGATTGGAGGTATCCTTGATGGAATACAAACCACATGATTATCAGAAATATGTGACCGAGTTTATTATGTCCCATCCGGTTGCAGCGATTATTTTACAAATGGGACTTGGAAAGACCGTATGTACCTTAGATGCAATTAACCAGTTGATGTACGATACTTTTGAGGTGTCGAAGGTTTTAGTGATTGCACCGCTTCGTGTAGCAAAGGTAACCTGGTCTGATGAAATAAAGAAATGGGATAACTTATCCCACTTAAGATACAGCATTGCAGTTGGTACAGAAAAGGAACGTATCGAAGCACTGAAAAAAGATGCCGACATCTACATCATAAATAGAGAGAACGTTCAATGGATGGTGGAAAAAAGCGGTGTACCTTTTGAATACGATATGATCGTTATCGATGAGCTGAGCTCCTTTAAGAATTGGAACTCCAAACGCTTCAAAGCATTTATGCAGGTGCGACCGAGAGTCAAACGTATTGTTGGACTTACTGGTACACCGTCACCAAATGGCATGATGGACTTGTTTGCACAATTTAAGTGTTTGGATATGGGCGCTAGGCTGGGAAGGTTCATTACACAGTATCGCAACTGTTATTTTGTACCAGACCGCATGAATGGACAGATTGTTTATTCATATAAGTTGCGTCCTGGTGCTGAAAAGCAAATTTACGATAAGATTGCCGATATTACTATTTCTATGAAGGCGCTGGACCATCTTAAGATGCCAGAACTGATTGAAAACAGATACCCCGTTTACATGGATGAAGCAGAACAGACACTTTATGACGAAATGCGACAAGATTTGATACTTCCATACAAAGAGGATGAAGCAATCACTGCCGCAAATGCAGCAGCTCTTTCCGGAAAGCTCTGCCAGATGGCAAACGGTGCAGTGTATTCTGAGTCTGGTGAAGCAGTGCACATCCATGATAGGAAACTGGAGGCTTTGGAGGATATTATCGAGGCAGCACAAAGTCCGATTCTTTTATGTTATTGGTTTAAGCATGATTTAGATAGAATCACTGCAAAACTGGACCAGCTGAAGGTTTCTTATTCCAGAATTGTAACGGAAGATAATATCCGTAACTGGAATAGCGGCAAATACGATGTAGGCTTAATTCACCCGGCTTCTGCAGGTCATGGACTTAATTTACAAAAAGGTGGAAATACCATTGTTTGGTTTGGTCTCACCTGGTCCCTGGAATTGTATCAGCAGACGGTAGCACGTTTGTGGAGACAGGGACAGAGCGAGAAAACCGTTGTTGTGCAGCATATTGTAACTGCCGGGACCATTGATGAGGATATTTTGGATGCATTATCTTCTAAGGATACAAATCAGAAAGCACTTATTGATGCAGTAAAAGCGAATTTGAAAAAATAAAGAATTATCGACAAATAACGACAACCTAAGACAATCTACGACAATCCGAGGGAACAAAATCACCGGAGGTATTGGTAGTGGATCCATATGAAAATTTAGCAAATGCGATTATTATGCAGGCTGTGAAGGACTACCGAAATACAACGAGTCCTTCAGAAATCAAATCGATAGAACGCTTCTTTCGGTCTGATTTGTTTTCTGCATTAACCTCTGTTGATCCGGAATTTTTAATCAAGCGATTAAGGGAGGAAAGAAAACATGACTTCTAAAGAATATCTTTTACAGGCACGTTTCCTGGATGCAAGTATTAGAACGAAGGTGGAACAAATCGAAGCCTTAAATGACTTAGCCACAAGCTGCACTGCTGTTATTAGCGATATGCCAAGAAATCCAAATCGTGGTGGTTCCCGTATGGCAGATGCAGTAATGAAGATTATAGATTTGCAGGAAGAAATCAAAAACGACATGATTGCGCTGGTAAATTTGAAGCGTGAAATCATGGATGTGATAAAAGCGGTTTCTAGCCTTGAGCTAAGAACTATTTTAGAGAAACGTTATCTTAGCTTCATCTCCTGGGAGAGAATTGCGGTGGAGCTCGGCTACAGCATTCAGCATACGTATCGCCTGCATGACATGGCATTAAAAGAAGTGGAAGAAATTCTAAAATATGAGAGTTAACTGGATAGAATGAGAGTATTCCCTTCTGATATTATTATAATAGCGAAAGAGTAAAAAGTTAGAAGCCTTGTGGGATATTCCTACAGGGCTTTTGCTATGAAGGGAGGTTTGAAAATGCCAAGAAAACCAAAGCGCCCTTGCTCTTACCCCGGCTGTCCAGAGCTGAGTGATGGTAGATTCTGTGAGAAACATGCTAAAGAAGAGAACAAAAGGTATGAAAAGTATGACAGAGATCCAGCCACCAAGAAAAAATATGGTCGTGCATGGAAAAGGATAAGAGACAGCTTTGCAGCAGCACATCCTTTGTGCCAGAAGTGTTTGGAGGAAGGTCGTTACACACCAACAGAAGAGATTCATCACATCGTTCCTTTGTCTAAGGGTGGCACTCATGACAGAAAAAATTTGATTGCTTTGTGTAAGTCGTGTCATGCAAGAATCCATGCAGAAAGCGGTGAACGCTGGCATAACCATTGACGGGAGGGGCGGTCGAAATCTCTAGAGAAAAATAATCGTGCAACGGGCGTGGGCCCTCACGCACAAAAATTGGTATTCAAACGGGGTATTAAAGGCCAGACAGAAATGAGGTGAAAAAATTGGCTA